ATTATGGCAGCATCACCAGGATGCCTAGCACGAATCGACGGTGCCATTCCAAGCACACGAGGTGGAGTTGACCTCGATGGTCGTCCACTTGTTCGTCACGAAAACTGGCAACAGGGTCTTGGCGTAGTGATGTACGAAGATGATGGCGAACATAAGTTCTCATATGAATGCATGGCCATTTATTCAGGTTGGGGAATGTTTAGAGGAAAAGAATTTATTTCTAATTACGCGGCTGGAAAATGAAATGACAACAATTGTCGGGATACAAGGAGATGGTTTTACCATTCTTTGTTCTGATAGTCGGATTTCTACGGTTGACGATGATGGATATGTCTCATATGTGCAAACGTTAAGTCCATCTATGAGCAAAATAGCGCAAGTGGGACCATATTTAATTGGTATTGCCGGCGATCTACGTGCCATCAACTTAATCAACTACGCATTTCAACCTCCGATTCCCCCGGCAGCGATGAAAGGGAGAAAACTAGATGAATTCATTACTCTCAAATTCGTTTCAGCGTTAAGAGAGTGTTTTGATTCAAACGGATACTCTCCACCACCCAAGGAGTCGTCAGATCATGTGGCGCAACAAGGTTCATCTATCATTATCTCAGTAAATAGAATGATTTATCAAATTGATAATGATTATGCGTGGACCACAGATGCTTCCGGCTTATATGCAATTGGAACGGGGACGTACTATGCCCTCGGTGCGCTTAATATTTTGTGCCCAAAGATGCCTACTTTAACGCAAGCAAAGCGTCATGTTTTGAAAGCATTATCTACAGCATCAAAATATGATCCTCATACAGGACACCCATATAAAACATATGTACAAGATTCTACATCTATTAAAGTAAGGAAGGCTATTCAGTGAGTTTGGAAGATAGTATTGGTAATATCATAAATAATGGTAAGCAAAGTTGGATGAACAATGCTTCCTGTAAAGGCAAAACTTATATCATGTTCCCTAAAGAACATAAAGATATTACATACATTGTCGATGCTCGTGCCTTATGTGCGGAATGCCCTGTGCAACCACAATGCCTTGAGTACGCCCTTGAGTTCCCGGCAGCAGATATGCATGGTGTTTGGGCTGGATTGACGAGCAGACAGTTAGCGGCAGAACAAAGACGAAGGGGAGTTAGGCCAACCCGACCTACGTTAGCCCAAATGTGGGGAGATTAGCCAAAAGTATATCAATCTGATATACAAAGAGCCAAATCAACATCAACGTCAGTAATATTGTTAGACAATTCATACAGTTTTTCGCTTCCAACAAGATTTAAAGAACTGCAACCAACACTTAAGCACTTCTCTAAAAGTTGATTTAACGCAATTTCGTGATCCATTGTGTCTGGAATAGCAAAAATCCAAATATTGTCAAAACTAATATCAATAACTTCATCCCTGATGTGACGAGCCATCCCCATAACATTCAAAACTTGAGTAATATCAGGCCAAAATTTAGACATTTCTTCACCAATGTCCCAAATTCTGCCCATTGGACTCACGAAAAAAGCAAATCCGTCTGCTTTACGTTGAAAAACTGTTCCTTCAAACTTTGAAATCACGAAATCCTCACATTACAAGTCTCACAAAATTCCATATCTTGGAATTCTACAATTTTCATTTCACATTCCTTCTTACCACACGGCATCAAAACATCTTTACCTTCAAGATAAGCCCTCAAATGCTCCATAGGGTCCGCTAAAGCAAACTGCGACTCCCCTGGGACAGGAACTCCACGCTCTGAACGCATATGTTCCCAAACACAATACAAAACATACTCACTCAACATCATTTTATTCCGATTAGCAGCGTCAATAATCTGATTTTTTAAAGAACCGTCAACACGCAAAGCAATATTGTATAAACGGTCCTTATATTTAGCCTTCCTGGCTGCTTTAGGCGCTATTTTTTTGTTCATGTTTTTCCTGCCGAACGTTTAGCCAGTCAACAAATTCAGACCAAGGCTTCAAATGCTTTTTATTGACTAAAAGAAAGGTATCCTCTATCTTTCGAACGTTATCAAATCTTCGTGTTGTTGTCCATGTAGGCATACTAGAAATCGGGATAACTAGCAACGAGCCAGTTTCTTGACTCACCAAAACTACAGCCAATGGAAGAGGGTCTTTTAGTTTCCACCCGAATTCCGTATCAACAAAAGCAGTACTTTTAGGGTAACTGCTCGGTTTTTCACTAAAGTTGAGTCGTCGTGACTTAACTTCTATATTTCCAGACATGTTTTGAAACACAACATCTTTTTCTGTAGCAAAAGAAAGACGTTCTTTTTCGGTTTTTCTAATACTCATTGGTGTGGCCTCACATTTGATGCCCTCAGAGTTAAGTATTTCAGCAACGTACTCTGTCCACTTGTGCCCAATTTTCAATTCTTGAACAAAAAGTTCTTGACTATACCCTAAATCCTTCATTTTCCTATGTCTCTCAACACCAACAACTCCACATACTCCCTAATACTCAACCCATACCCCTCAGCCTGCGCCAACACCAACCTCTTAAAATCAGCAGACACCTTCAACGACAAAGACGCACGATCCCCAACCGGCACAACCGGAGGCCTACCCGTCAACCGCTTCATACACCCACCCTCAACAACTCAACCAACCGCGCCTCACAAACATCACGATAAACCTCCAAAAAATACTCCCGATCACCATTAGTCGTCAAACCAAACACAACATCACCCAACCTCCGAATCGTTTCCACCACCGTCACCGATAGCACCGGACGCTCCACACCAGAATTCAAAGCAACACGCAACCCCTGCAACTGACCCCACGCAACAGCAGGAGAAACAACATCACTAATACGATCAGCAAACACATGCCTACGCAACAACCCAGGAGTCGGCATCACCTTAGACACCGTCGCCAACTCAACAAACTTCACACGCAACAACTCAACATCCACATCCCCCAACACATCAAACCAAGCACGAACAACATTACGCCGATCACCCTCAAACAACTCACGATTAAACATCGCAAAACAAACCGACACAAACTGCTCAAACTCCTTCGACACATCACGAACCCTCACCACGGCTCATCACCATCCACCAAATACCCCAAAAACCGCTCCGTATGTTCATGCGAACGAAAAATCAAATCCAAACTGTCATACCGACGCCCACGCTTATTCCGCCCCATATGAAAATCCGACTTCGAACAACCATCAATCGCACGCCGGCACACCTCCATACCAAAATCACTAATCGCAGCCGCAACACGATCACGACCCTTAACATCCAGACGCGCAGGGTTCTTCCGATTCGGTCGCATCACATGGCACCAGTAGTCGTAGATTTCTTGAATGGCGCTTTCCGCCACCGTAGAACCTTTGACTGTCTGTTCTACCGTTGCTTTTGAAGGTCCGCGAACTTTCTTCTTCTTCTTCTCTGGTTTTTGAAATTCAAAAAATTCGTTTTCCATAGTATTTAATATATTAACGTTCAAAGTGTCTTCCTTTCTTTACTTTGCTTGACCGATCGGTACGCGTATAGATTCTTCTCTCAAAAGGTGTTTTATTTGTGAGTTAATAAAGAATCATTACAAGCAATGACTTTAGTTTCTCAATAGTTGAAAACTAGTAAGAGAAGAAAACCCCTTTGGAGGGGGTCCGGGGGAACCTTTAGAAAAGGTCTCTCCGCTTCAAGTGCACCACTAATAGCACTTTGCGCAGGTGACGCAAGTGTTATCACAGTTCCGACCGGTCGACCGTAGTTGTTGTCGGGCAACGTATCACGCGTTGTGGCGCGCGTGCAAGCACCGATGGGATATTTCTTTAAATATTTGAAAGATTTGTTTACATGCACGTGTTTTGTGGTTGTGCTAGGTTGATTTTTGGCCGGAGAAGTTCCCCTTTCCTTTGATGGCCACTAGGGTTGATGCCTCGGGGGGTGGATGCAGGTGATGCCTCCTGAGGCTCCCCACCCGGGCGGGGGTCTTCCGAAAAGTAGTTTCTTTTACCAGGTATGCCGGACGGCTAAAAAAGCAATTTTTTTTTTGGGGGGGTGTGCTTCCCCTCACGTATTGGATAGATTTATCTAAACATGGGGGTGTGTTTATATATTTTTGACCCCTGGTGGATCAGAACACCCATTCCTTTTCGTGGTGAGGGCCGCTTTCCACCACCGTCACTTGTAGCGCGTGTAAGGGCACAACATCAAACAAAAAAGAACCCTCTTCCCACATCGCACCAACAATTGAATACCCAACAACGTCTAGGATATTGTCCTCGATTGATTCATGATTGGGGGTCCGGCCCGAAGACATCAAGTTTTCGAGACGTGCAATCTTGTCATGCATGCGCACCAGGAGACCTAAACGACCGAATCGAGCAATATTGTGATGCCCATAGTCGCACTGTTTGCGGATCACCGTGTCTAAAACGTGCTGGGCAGCACTCGGACCTTCGAAATAGCCGTGGCGCCGGCCTAACCGTAGTGCAATCTTCCCTAAAGCAACGAATTCTTCGCTCTGGCAGCCTTCTAAACGTTCTGAGGTGTTCGAGTCGACAAAGTGATCCAGAAGGAACCTGAGGCCTTCCAGGGTGCCGGATGGTTGATCACCGTTAAAGATTCTTTCGGTGACTTCGGCTGCGGCAGTGTTCCAGTTCATAAATCTCCGAGTTGGTCGACCAGGTTCTCTGGCGGGTTCTGATCGTAAATGTACGCGATATCTTTCGCCAGTGTCGACATGAACTTTTCCCATTCCTCTTCGCGTTCCTCTTCGGAGTCGAACTCTTCGATCAATTCCTGAACCCGATCCTGGATAAATTCATCT